ACTGGCAACCGCGCATTTGCTGTATCGTAAGTGTATAAATCACCTTTAGTTGTTAAAGGAGACGCTGCACCAGTTGATGCGATAGTAATATCATTTGCATTCTGAGTTACTGTGATGTTTGCACCAGCGTTAATTTTTCTAAACTCTAAATCAACACCAGTTTTTTGTTTAAATACATTTGATCCTGTACCAACATTTGAAGCAGTATTAGCCTCACCTTGATCTGCTGCTAACTCAAAAGCCGTCTCACCAGCATTTACTCTAATTACTTTTAAAGCATTACCTGAGTAAGAAAGAGCTGCTACATCTGCAACTTGCGTATCTATTCCAGTAATACCAGACCAAGGAACACTTGCAGCAGATCCCGCAATATAAACCTCATACCCAGATGCATTACCAAGATTAGTGTCATCTACAACAGCATACATAACACCAGTATCTAACTGCTTTACTGTGTCACCATTTTGAACTGTTGCAGTTGTTAAAGCATAACGAGCAGTTTGATCTGCTACTAGAGCTAGTCTTTCTAGTGCTGCTTGCTGCATCTGTGAAAGAGGCACTTTACCATCAGCACCTAAAGAAGCATAGCCATTAGCAGAGCCTTTTTCAGAAGTTAATTGATAAGCAGCCAAAGACTGCGGGCTTAAATCAAACTCAGTGCCACCATCATTTTTAAAGTAAGGCTTACCATCATTCTTTGCATAAAATTTAGCCTTACCACTGTCAGGAGTAGCTGGCCCTGATGCTTGCTCTTTTACTTCTATTACATCTAAACCTTGTATTTTATCACTTCTTATAATTCTTTCAGCCATATTAAATCTCCTATATAATTATTAAGGCAACAAAGACCACATGACATGAATCTCTAATTGTCCTTGAGTTAGTGTGTTTAAGTTAACATCTGACTCGATTGAAACTCTAACACTTGTCGAGCTAATTTTTGAGGGATAATCGAAAATCTCGACCATTTGATAGTTACCGTCTGCTGGTGTACTAAAAGCGTCAAAATCAGAGCTGTACTTCTTTAAATCACCACTTAAGCCAACATTAGCCTTACACAGCGTACAACTTGGGCCGTCAAACTTAGTATTGTGACTAATTAACACATATTTAATCATTCCCTTAGCTGGCATAGAGAATAACTCTATGTCCTCAGTTAAAGCTGCAGCAGTAAAATCAGAGTAGTCTATTGTGTATTTCTTAATTCTTAAATCAGCTACATCATTCTGTAAGTTAGTAATCTGTACAGCTTGAGCTGAGTGATTACTAGCTTGTAAAGCTATCTCTGCTGCAAGATCGTTTTGTAAATCAGTAATGTCAGATCCAAATATTCCAATAGCTGCATCTATAGTCTCTAAACTTTGTTTTCTATTCTGGCCATCTACTAAATAGTTATTAGATGCATAGTTATTAACACTAGCATCACCCTCACCATTTACACCAACAGCAGCAGCTATCTCATTTATATATCTTTGAGCATTGTTAATCGTAGCACCAGAAACTACATCTCCGTTAGATAATGTCTGCTTACCTTGCAAGTTATTGTCAGCAGTTTTACTTGCTAGCTTACTATTTGTATAATTTGCTTCTACTGGATTGCCATTTACTACTGCCATGTTTTAGCTCTCTATCTTTCTAAAGACCAATTTGCCAGTGGTGTAATAATCTGCACCAAATTGCAAATCTTCTTTAAGTTTGTAACCTATACCTTGTCGATTCTCCTCAGTGTTTTCTAACATTAAAGTTTCAAAAGTATATACATCAGTCTTATCTGGTATAAATTCTATGTGTCCTTTTTTAATTAAGTCACTCATAAAATCATTAGCATCTGCAACACCATTAGGATTATAAAGTAAATATCCATTAACAGAGTTTTGATAGTTGTTTATAAAGCTAATCTTACACTCCATGAATCGTCTAACACCATATTTAACTATTTCTACTTTACCAGATCCAGTCTCGTTAACAGATGACTCAATACTCTCTTGTCTGTTTTCTGTTGGTACATAATCAAGTAAGTAAAACTGAGGCTCATAAATCTTACCACTTGCATTAGGTGTAACAATGCTAGTTCCAGACTGATCTGCTCCTGCAGAATTAAATCCAATTAAATCCCATAATGTAGAAATGCTGTGAGAGCCTGATGCTATCTTTAAAGTAAAGTTTGCAGCAGCACTAAAATTAGTCGTTCTAGTAGTTCTATTCCAGTCTACACTATAAGCCTGTGTTCCAGCTTCACTCATTGCTGTAGCAATGGCTGCATAAAACTCTGTAGGTGAGTAATAACCAGCTTGAATCTCTGCGTATCTCTCAACTAATGGAGTAGAAGCCTCAGAGAAGTCTAATATGGTATAATCTTCTGTTACCTCAAAACCATAATAAAACATTGATCTAGTTCGAAGTGCCATTATGCAAATACTCCCTGTCTAACTACTACACCTTTTTTATCAAAAGCTGTATTGATTAGACTTACAATTCTCTCTCCACTATCCTCATCACCTAAAATATCACCGTTTAAATTAACTACTATAGATGTGTCAGCTCTGCGCTCTACCTCTGCTCTTGCTGTGTTATCTATTGGCTCAAGTCCTGTGTTTGTATCTACTGCAGTAGTGCCACCGCCAAAGCCTCCGAAGTTAGCAACAGAACTAGATGCCGTGTCTGTGAGTGATGAGGCAATAGCCTTAATTGCTCCACCTGCTACTATCATTGCGGCACCCGCAGCTATGGCGTTTCCTCCAAACAGTTTCGTTAAAGAGTCTCTAATGCTGTTTATCATATTTCCTATACCTATTGCAGCTATACCAAGGTTAATCATCATATCACCAATAGTATTTAAAACTGCACCAGCAAAGCCATCAAAGGCAGCCTGTCCTTTAATAAGACTTGCCCCAATTCTACTCAAACCATCTGCTACTATTCTCTCAGTACCGCTTACAACAATTTGAAATAGCTTTTGTGTTTTCTCTAATTGTTTTCTTCTTTCTTCATTTGCTGCATTTTCTATGTTTTGTATTCTTAGTTTATGATTAGTAGTAGCAGCAGCCTCTATGCCATCATAGTAATCTCTAATAGCCTGAGCATTAGCAAGATTAGCAGAAATATCTGCAGCCTTTTGTGCCTCTATGTTAGCTAATTCTATTGCAAACTGCTCCTCTGCAATCCTTCTATTTAATCGTCTAGTCTCTGCCTCAAGCTCTGCACCATCTAACAACTGCTTTTGTTGCTCTAACTGTAACTGTAGATTAGTTATATTTAGACCGCCACCTTGAGCTGTCTGTGTAGCCTCAAGCTGTTTTTGTTTTGCAACATCAGCAGCAGCATTAAGCTCTCTTAGATTTTCTTTTCTTATTTCTGCTAGTGCTATTTCTTCTCTTTTTTGTAGAGATATATTTTGAGTTAATTCACTCTGTCTTAATTTATAAACTTCTAAAGAGTTTGTAAGGCTTTGTATCTCTCTATTGATTTCAGTTACACCGCCAACTCGTCTAATCTCTTCAAAGTCTAAACCATCTTTTAAAGTATTTTTTAAAAATTCTATTCTACTTGTAAGTCTATCAACATTAAAAGCAGCATTCTCTAGAGGATCTTTAGGAGCATCTGCTAAACCTTTATTTAAGTTACTAACAAATGTAGTCACTAAACTTGTAAGGCTCGCAAAAGCAGGGCCAGCTACAGAAGATGTCTTTGTAGCAATAATATCAAAGAAGTCATCAACAGCATTGGCTAACTTTTTAGCCTCAGTAGTAGCAGGGCCAATGTTACCAGTTAAACCAGATAAAGATTTTTCAGCCTGTGCTGATACTGCTGCAAGTGTAGCTAGCTGCTTATCTTGCTTTTCTAATTGACCAACAGTTAAACCGATAGAATCTGCATAATCCTTATATGCCTTGTCTAGATCAACAATAATACCAAGACTCGCAAGACTTCTCTGGTTACCCTTAGCAATCGCTGTAGATAATTCATCATAAGTCTGTAATGCATCTTTACCAGTAGCCTGAGCTAATTTATTAGCTATAGATAATATCTCAGGTAACTTCTCAGCATTAGATCCAAGCTCTAAAATTGCTTTATTAGTAGCCTCAATCAACTGAGTGTTATTTATTAAACCGTTAGAAACCTCTTCTAGGCTCTTTCTTAATTCAGAAGATGCTATGTTTGCATTACCAGCTAATAATCTAAACTGATTATCTAAAGCCTGTAGCTTCTCGCCCTTAATTGTTTCATCGAATGTAGCTTTTAAAGCTAATGCAGCAGCACCTAAAGCACCAAGCCCAAGAGCTATTGGATTAGTTACAAGAGCTGTAAATTTACTGCCAAGGTCTTTAAACTTACTGCCCAGACCTGTTATGTCTAAGGCATCTTCTAAATTTGCATTTTTCTTAAAATCAGTGCCGATGTCCTTAGATGTCTTTTGAGCCTCTTGCTTAATCTTAGCAAAGCCCTTTTGTACTGAGCCATCTTCAAGAACTATCTCAATTAAAATTTGAGAATCACTAGCCATATTCACCCATTCATTAAAAGATCATAAAGCTGCTTAGTAGTAAGTGCCTTATCGCTTTTCTTAGCACTATTCTTATCCTTTAAGAGTCTTGACTCAAGATTTTTCATAAGTCTAGACCTGTAGTTCTTATCTGCATGAGGATAATCACCAATTAAAATCTGATCTATTAACTCTTTAGCCTCAAGGTGCTTAATCGCTGAATGATAATCTAGAAATTCTGTGTATGGTAACTTGTTTATCTCACTAGGAGCCCAGCCATAAAACCGAGCTACTTGTGCTTTAGTAATTGCTACGCTTGAGGCTTCTCTTTTTTTGGTGACATTACAAACTTAACGAAGTCTAAGAAATCATCATAATCAAAAGACTTAGAAGCTGCATCTGGCAAGCCAAGCTCTGCAAAAAACTCTCTATAAACCCCGATAGCTTTTGCGTCACCTGCTGCCTGTAGTTTGTCATTTAAAGTCTCTATCTGACCAACAGAAGGCACCGCTACATCATAGCTAGTGCCATCTAATACAGTTACTTTCATTGTCTTTTTCTTAGCCTTAAACTCCATTAAGCCCCTCACTCGTTAAATGATTATGCTTCGCCGACTTTGCTTGCATCACCATAAACAAGATAGTTAGAACCATTGTATAGAGACTCGTCTAAGTATCCTACTGCCTCAACTGGCAATAACAACTCGTCCTCTGGTGATAATACAAACTCACCTAGAGTTAACTTAGCTTTAAGAAGAGTCAAGTCCTCATCAGCCACAGCGTCTGCAGCATTGTATGAAGGCCTAAAGATTAACTGAGTCGCTACATCACTTGCAGATGTAAAGATATTTTTAGTTCCGTATCCACCGATTACTTTAGAGTCAGCGTCATCAGTTACATAAACAGTACCGTCAAAGCCAATGATTCTCAACATCATCTCTTTAGAAGTATCTTTAAGGCTGAAAGATGCAGATACTGACATACCTTTTCTTAATTGATCTAGAACATAAGATCCTGTTTGTGCAGAAGTAATGTCTGTAAATTCTTCTTCTTTAGTGATAGAAATCTCACCATCTGTTGGCCCAAGATCAATCTGAACATAACCAGCTTTTGCTAAAGCAAACTTAAATCCACATCTATCAGCAGGATCAAGAGCGTCACGAGAAACATAAGCGGGGCCAAAGTCTTTAAGCATAACAGATACTTCATTGCTTGATGCAGTAGCAGACTGAATTAAAGTAGCAACACCAGCAAGAGCAGATGCAACAGCAGTAGCAACAGCAGATGCAGAATCATTAGCAGAGATAGCAATAGTGTGACCAACGGAATTAGGCACAGCCGGATCTACCCCAGCACCTCCGACATCGAACCAAAAGTAGTGCTTAGCATTGTCATTAGCTTTATGTACAACAAAGTATTTGTTGTTAAGTGATGAAGAAACATCTGCTTTAGTAGTGATGCAAAACTCTTGCTTTACATCTTTACCTAACAAAATGTTACTGATACCAAGTTTATATTTTCTAGTGTTACAAGACATATTTAATCTCCTTTTAATATGTTTTAATTATCTAAACAAATGACTACTCGACCAGATATGGTCACAGTAGATACTACGATATTATCATTGACCTCATCTACATAAGGGTCAATAGAAAAGGCTGGAACTGTTACCTCTGCTAGACCTTGAGGATCATAATTACCTTGGTTACTAAGTGAGCTAATCGCTAACTCTGTTTTAGTAATTGCAGATTTAACTGCCTCATCTGGATTATTATAGCCCTTAAAGTATAACTTAACCTGCACTTCTGCTAAGTAAGAGGCTGTACCATGAGCTGCACCTGTAAGATTAGCTACTGGTGGCCTTTGATGAAAAGCCATGTCAATTATGCTACTAGGAATGTTATCGTCACCAAATGGATCAACCCACTCGGTAAAACCAGCGTCTGTAAGTCTATTTGTAATATAAGACTTTAGACTAAGTAAGGTCATCTTTTAATTAACCTCATAGATACTAAGTCCTGACCTTCATCAGAATCAATCTCTCCATTATCATTTAAGTCTACTTGTATTCTGCCTCTAGCCTTAACTGCTTCTTTTAGCTTTTCATATAGCTTAGACTTTACTGCAAAAGTATCATCTGGCTTATTACTAAGGTTTTGAAAGATTACACTTAAAGCCCAGTAAGTAGAAATTAAGTTAACATCTGTAGTAACTAAAATATCTTCTTTCTCAAGTCTTGAGCCATCTTCTTTATGCATTCTGATGCTATCAAGCCAATCTAATATTAAGCCTTGTACTTTTCTATGTATGTCTAGAAAAGAGTTTCTACCATTAGTCACCCATTTTAAAATGTCTTGCTCATGTCTTGCTAAGTCTTGATCTGATGACCAGAGTAAATCCTGTGCAGCAGTTAATACAGAAATAGTCTTAGTGAAAACAACAGGAGCGCCGTTAGTTGTAATTCTAAGGCTAACAGTCTTAGTTCCACTTGTTGAATACTGCCAATCAATAAACCAATCTTTAAAAGTTAAACCAACACCGCTAACAGTAATGTAGCCACTACCATCAGGATCTATTTCTACTAAAGTTATTGCAGCCTCATCTTTACTGATAAAAGACTTAGCAGCATTTAATCTAGTCTTGTCGTTAACTTGTACTATTGCCTCTAGTTCAAGGTTTCCAAATATCATTTTTCAACTCCAAGTCTTTACAGATTTTATGTAAATCTTTTAATGATATTGAATCAAAAGTTTCATCTATCTTTGCATTAAAAAACTTAGATAAAAACCGAGCGCAAAACTCTGTGCATATAAGCTGTGAGTTACCGTTTAAGTCTACTTTACTTACTAAAGCATTTATCTTTTTACCCAAAAATCCTATAGCTATTAACACAAGCTGAGGAGTGGCATACCATTTACCCACTTGGCCTTTTAAGAATTTAATCATTTCAAAATGCAATGCTGAATCTTGAAACAATAAAAACTCTTCTACATAGTCATAGTGCTTAATGTGCTCTGACTTTGGTATTACTCTAGACTTAGGGAATACTGCCTCATAAACATTATTATCAACTTCTATCCAACAATGTGAATAAGGGCAGCCTTCTACTGCTCTAATTAACTTAGAGCCGATAGCTAAAGGTTTATCATTTTTACCAAAGCCAACTTTTATTTGCATTATGACCAGCCTAAGTAAGCCTTCATGTCAGCCACTAACCAATCTCTTCTAGCTTCATTTAGCCAATGATACGGAGCAGAGCCATCATCAAGATCAGTTGTGTTCATTAATGCTAAAATTGCTGTTTCAATATCACCACTGACAGCCATATTTAAAATATCAGCCTTCATGCTTTGTCCCATAAAAACATAGTGTAGCTCTGCCATCTTTTCGTGTAATTTCATTGCTTGAAGTGCATTAATGCCCTCACTTATATTTTTCGCTTTAAATCTCTCTAAAAGATCATCAGCGTATTCTTTTCTTTGCTTAATGTTTTTCATTAAAGATTTTTGCACCATTTCTTCTTGGCTGACAGGAGCAACAGCATAAGGAGCTAACTTTTTAGCAATTACATCCTCACTTGTGCCATCAGGGAAGCTCACTTCACCAATTTTCTGACCTAAATAATTTAATGCATCTCTAGTAATCATTTTCTACCTCTTAGAAAGTTAATTTACACATCCCACCAGAACCGCCAACACCGCCAACTAATCCAGCACCAGCAGAGCCAGCAGAGCCAGCAGAGCCAAAGACTACTGCAGATGTGCTAGTCTTAGTGTTAATAGTAAATATGTTTCCACCATTTCCACCATTTCCACCATTACCCGCTATACCAGTGCCAAGTGCAGGAGCCCCTGAGCCACCATTGCCCCCATTGCAAGTAATCATATCAGTAACAGCAGTACCTATTAAATCTTCATAGAAGAGCACGATGCAGCCACCACCGCCGCCGCCGCCGCCGCCGCCGCCACCAGCATTACCAGCAGGTGTGCCAGTAGAACCTGATCCAGCTAATCCACCGTTAGAAGAAATTGCACCAGCCGCAGTTGTTCCATTTCTTTTTACTTTACGAGCAAAGATCTGAACTACACCGCCGCCATTGCCACCAGCACCAGCTCCTTGTTGTGCTCTTAGCACACCATCACCGCCACCAGATCCACCGCCACGACCTCCAGCGCCACCAACAATCAGAGCTGCTCCTCGTAACATATCAATAGCATAATATCTAACTTCTCTAAGTAGAGACACAGTCCCACCAGTAGAACCAGCTCCACCAGCGTTTGCACCAGCATTACCTGATCCACCAGATCCAGATGCTCCACCAGCTCCACCGTTCGCTGGAGATTGAGCAGTTGGAGCAGATCCAGATGCACCAGCACCAACAACACCAGTAGCACCTGATGTTCCCGCTCCACCAGCACCTAATACTTGGGATGCTTGAACTGCACCAACAGCTCCACCAACTTGAGTTGTTGGAGTGTTGCCATCAGATCCATTCCAAGTAATGGCGTTTGCTGCTGCTGAATCTAAATCTAATGTGTCTTTAACAAATAATCTGTAACCGTTTGTGATAATTTTACCTGCACCACTAACAGTTAAGTTATTATAAAACATAGACTCAGTTAGAGTTAATGTACCAGTGATAGTAACATCACCATCTGAACCATCTCCAAAGCTCTCTAAAATATCAGTTTGAGCAGGGCCTTGTATACCGCCATAAGGTAATGCAGACCAAGTGTCTACGCCATTACCTATTTTAAACTGACTTGTATCAGTCTCTAATCCTACTTCTCTAATTGCTAGAATTGGATTTGCAATAGACCAATTCGCAGCAGTATCTCCTCTTAATTGAATTTGTTGAGCCATTATGCCCCTCCACCATCTATGTTATTAGTTCCACCAAAGACAGCAAATGCATTGCCGCCATCTATATTACCGCTAACAATACTATCAGGTAAGTTAGCAACTGGTACCTTTTGATTTATGTCTAGAGGTGCAATTCCTGAAACTGCACCTTTAAAAAAATTTATTCTAGCATCTACTTCTGCTTGAGTTGAATATTGAGGATGAGGATCAAGTGCAGCCTCATGAGTAGTAATTCCAGCAGATACTCTTGCATCAGCAGCCGTGTCAAAGTCTGAAATTGTGTTAGCTAACTGAGTATTTGTGTGATGCGCTCTATTTAATAAGTAAGAGTTTGTATGATTAGCCGTTGCTCCATTTTCTACTGTGTCTAATTTAATCTTGTCAGCTTGTGACATAAAGCCAGCATCAAACGCTGTCACCACTGGATGCTGCGCTACTCCTGCTGCTCCAACATGAGTAATAGGTGCTTTTTCAGCATCTAATTCTTCAATCGCATCTTGGACATCTGTAGCAATTAAATTTCCATTTGGAGCAAAGTCTACTTGAGCTGCAGTGTAATCACCAGCAACAGGTACAACATCACCATTTCTAGTATTAAAAGTATTTACACCACTTGCTACATCTTCAATAGAAACTACAGCACCTGTTGAGTCTTTTCTTTTTAACTTACCGTCTGCTGCATCTATAAAAGTGTACTGTGAGCCATTAGGTGGCAGAGTAACACTTGCTTGAGATTGTTGTTTATAACCTATAGCCATTTAAACCCCTCAATAATATACGCCAAAGAAAGCGTCTGTTAAATCTCCATATACAAGCAAGTTACCATCAACCATCAGATTGTTAGCAAACAACATTAGCCTATCCTCTGGTATAAGTATTGACTCACTTGATTTTATTTTTGTAAAGAAAAATGAATTAAAAGTCTGGTCAGGTAATTGGAATATATCGCCATTAACTAATAAGTCACCATCTACCATTAAATCACTTTGCAGTAACATCTCTTGGTATTCTGGTATTTCTAATGTTTGTCCAGACTGCACATATTTGTAACTAAAGTTTTCAGGATCAGGAGCACCAGCATCATTAACTTTATCAAAGGTGCCAGTAAATGGGTTAAACTGCCAACTCATGTCCAAGCCCCACTTACTAATTCTTTTTTAGATGCATTAGCATAAGTTAAAGTGAGGGTAGCTACCACTGTGCCAGATATTCCACCCTCTTTAAATGAATACACCTCAGTAGTGTTATTAGGATAAGCAACAGTAAAAGCATCAGCATTAGGAGGAACACCGAAGTTAGTAGAAATCTCAGTTACAGTTCTAACAGCAGTATCTAAGTTGCTATCAGCTACAAACTTCTCATATTCTCTATCTACAATATGTTTACTCAGAGGCATCGCTTAACTCCTCTGATTGCTCGTCTATCGACTTGTCATCTATATTCTCATAATACCATGCAATCCAATAAGTCTTGAGACCTTCGTTTACATATTTAATATCAAAATACTTATGCCATGCTGATTTTCTAGTATTGTTTAAAAGCATCAAGCGGCGCAGCCCTTGTAGACTGCCCGCTTTTATATAGTTTGGAATCTGACTTGGAGTCTGATTACCGATCAATTAATCCCCTTTAGCTTGTCAATTAAGACAAGATACCAGCGATAAGTGGTGATTCGGTAGCCAACAATCCTTTTTCACCTAATTGTAGAGCAGCAACACCCATTTTAAGGTCGATTGCTACGCGCTCTGCAGAAGTACCGTAACCAACTTCTGGCTGACGAGCAACATTGGGCTGTTGTTGGAATGCATAACCAAGACCAGACTTTTCAAAAGCTAGTACTTTAGAGCCAGTCAATCCGTTGTGGATCATAACAGGTCTACCAAAGATTTTACCAACTTGCTCAAGTCCGTTTGGAATTACAGGAGCACCATAAACATCTGCTCTCTTAAATTCGTCTAAAGACATTAAGTCCTCTTCTGCATCAGGAGATGCGATGATTACAACTTGATCCATCAATGCGTCATTCTTTTTAAGGAATGTATTCATCGCTAGCATATTAGCGTAAGTTACACCAGCACCGAAATCTGTTGCAGCAGCTTGAGCAGCAGCTAAGATTAGCTCGTCAATCTTACGACCGTGAGCTGCAGATGCTCTCTTGATGTACTCAGCTTGTACTGCGATGCTTGACTCGATTTCATCTGCTGAATCTACGATCCAAGAGATGTAATTTTTTTGGTCAAGATTTAATACATCAGTAGTAACAGTAAGAGCAGAAACATCACCATCAACACCTGATGCTCTGTTTTGTACTGTGAAAGATCCCATTTTTGGCACTTGGATTTGTTTCATACCCTTTTGTGCAAACATTGAGAAATCACTGATGAATGGTAATAGTTTTGCTGCGAATTTTAGTTCGCGCTGAACCATTCCGATGATTAAGTTATTTTTAGATGCAGATAATTGTGTATTACCTGTGATTACTGTAGCCATTATATACCCCTTTTAAATTGTTTTTTTAGTTCTTTATTCGAACATCTTTCCACCTAATTTTAAAAGCTCTAACTCATAATTTATTTTATCTGAGTCTTTACCTTCTAACATTAAGTCTGCAGATGCATTTACATCTTTTGGCGCACTTACCTGTTTCTTAAAGAAAAGAGGTTTTTCTTTTTGCATCCTTGCAATAGATTCCTTGAGTTGCTGCTCGTTAACCTTGAAGTCATCTCCAATTTCGACACTTGACCAGTCACCAACTTTAATCAAGTCATCTACACCTTGAGGATCAGCTCCAAGTTGTAAAGCCACCGCTTTAGCTTCTTTTACGAAAACTTGACGGCCAAATGTTTTAAGAGCTTCATTATATTTCTTTTCGCTCTCAGAAAGTTTCTTGCCTTTTTCTTCGGCTAGTTCTTTCCATTTTCCTTGCTCGGCTAACAACTCCTGCTCTTTTTCTTTCTCCCGCATTTCAAATTCAGCAAGTTTAGCTTGTAAGGCTTTCTTCTCGCCTAATAATTTGCGATGAGTATCATAAGATACTAGATTAGCACCTTCCTGATTTTCGCCACTGGCTTTTTGGTCAGGCTGACCACTGGTCTCTTTCGATTCAGACATAATTTAACTCCTTATTTTGTTATTGTGTCAATTACACTTTATTTATTGTTGAATAATTTCAGGACTCTTGTCGAGCGTCTTATATAATTTATGACAAGCTGCTTTATTCTAGGTGTAAGTCTTGGATTAAAGACTATAAACTTAATCCCTCGATCTTCTAACCCTTTTGCAATTTCTTCGTTAGGAGTTTTGCTACCAACTTGCACTTGCTCTATTGGTTTTCTTCTATAGACATCAAATAGCTTTCCGTATTTAGAAAAGCTAGTCCACTTCTTAACAGCTTGTCTTATGTATGGCTCATGTATCCCGTCCGGTCTAATTTCTACTACACCTTTACCTAAAATGAATTTCTTAAGTGAGTCTACTAATTGACCTGAGATAGTTAGATTAGTTCTATTTGGTGAAAATGCCGGGTGAGTTTCTTGACCAAGCTCTGCAAGTCTCTTTCTTTCTTTTCTCCATTGTTGTGATAAAGTATAGTTAAGACCTTTTCTAGTTGTGTACTTAATGTCTTTTATTACTAGATCACCTATTTGATTTAGCATCTGGTCATTTTTAATTACTCTATCAAAAGCCTCTCTAACATTATCTTCAACATTTTTAAGAGACTTTTCATTTACTTTAAATTTAAGCATTTATTCCTCTACAAAGAAATCTGCTGCAGTTCTTATTTTAGATATTAAAGTGTCTTGGCTAGATTCTTTCTTTTCTACATTAGCTAAGTCTTTTTTAAACTTAGGCAAGATTTCTTCTTTAAACTCTTTCTTACCAATACCAAAGAACGGTCTTTTATACTTACCCTCTGGAATAGTCGGGTGACCTTCATATCCTGTCATTGCACCATAAGCTCTTGGCAATACATCTTCGTTGTTTAAGCCAATCTTAACTGTAGAGCCATCTTCGTCTAGAATATCAAAGCTATCTAAGGTCTCACCTGATAGAGTTATGTTGATGTCAGTAGCTGATTTATCTGCTGCTTTAAATTCAAGCGAGTCCTGATAAGACTTACTGTAAGGAGATTTAAGTTTTGTGTAATTGATGCCTAGATTATTTTCAGTAATTCTTTTCTTCATGTAATCAATAGTAGCCTGAGCTATCTCACGCATAAGCTCAGGATCTTGAGACACATCAACACCTGTTAACTCCTCAAGGTCTAGAGTCTGGCTAATTTCATCTAGCTCTACTGTTAGACCTTTAGGATTAGCCAAGTAATGGCTCCTCTTCGTTTTCTACTTCTGCGTCAGACTCTTGCTCAGTCATCTCTTGCTTAATTTCTTCTAGTATTTCTTCTGCAGTCTCATGGTCTACTTGTCTAGCCATTGCAATCTTATCAACTTCTGTAATTACACCCATCTCAACTAATTGCATGATTTCATCTAGTCTTTCTTTCTCAGACTTAACAACAGTAGGAGATGCATAGATTACATCAACATCAGCCGCTTGCTCGTTAATGTTACCTAAGTTGTATTCAAGCAAATCACTACCTTGGTATGTGTTTAAGTATCTAATAATGATCTTAAATAGCTTTTTTTCTGCCTCTTTAAATACATCAAAGTCTTGTTGAGAAGGTTTAAAGCTATCAATCTGTGCTAGTAATCTTTCAATGCCTGATGAGTAAGACTCTGCCTCACCTTTAGTATTAACAGTCTTAGGGTTAACACCTCTAGAAGTTAAGAAAGAAGATAAAAGGCTTTCAATAAACTTAATTGAGCCATCTAGATCAGGATTAGGATTTACATAGTTAAATTGTGGTTGTATTGGATTTTCAGGATTTACTTTTAAGTGTAAAATCTGATTAGGGCCAATCTGAAAGTTTTTAGGAGCATTGCCATCTTCTGCTGTTACTAAGAATGCTTGTGCAAAGCCTTGCATTCTTACAATGTTTGAAAGATCAGAATAAGCAGCATTAAACTGAATAGTAAAATCAGTAAGTGATGCCCCACCCTCTCGCCAATACTCACCATCTTTGCTAGATGCTACATCTACAAAAGGTATCATTTGAATAGGGTTAATCGTATCATTGCCTGATATGATATTGCCATTTTCATCTATTACAAAGTTAAACTGATCTGACCATAAGCTAATGGCCTTCTCTCCTGCTTTGTAATCATCTGGATCTGCTATTAACTGATTTTGATTATCTGTTTCTTCTTTGCTAGTTCCAGAATATGCTTTGTTAAATCCACTGACAAGGTAAGCATCTGCAAGCTCTGAATCAAGTGGCGAAGGAACTACATCAACCTGGTGCCTCATTAACACTTTAGCTTTTAGCTTTTTATTGATTAGACTTACTTGCAAAGTAGTTTGTAGGTTTTGTAGTCTGTATCTTTTGTTTGCTACTAACATAACATTGTTAATGTTCATGTCTTTATAAATCTGCTCCATTAACATTACTTGAGCATCTGTTAGCCCTTTAAATGTTCTTTGAACTGGATATGTGTATATCTCAGCCTCTTTGTCTACGATTCTTTTAGCGAGGTTAATGCAAGCAATTATTGGTATTTCGTTTAAAGAATCAGACGAGTAAAATCCTGATAAGTATGCTTTAACATGAGGCAAGATTCTATCTGAATATATCTCCCATTCAGCTAGAGATACTTCTTTCTGCTCCATGTTTTCAGAGTTTTTTATTTCTTCTACGATTTGTTTTAACAAAAGCTGATTACTGTAATTAAGCATTAAAATCTCCTGTGACTTTCTATCATTGGTCTTGTTGGCTTATTAGTCTCACTCATAATTGCATAACCAACTGCTGTACCGATATGCTGATATGGGTGAGATGGGCCATCATCTTCTATATAGTCGCCACCTTTTTTAAGTTGTGTCAATCTTAAAGCCTTATCTACTGTTTTAGCTTTTTGATAAACAAAGAGCCTAACTTTGCTGTCAGCATTTAAGCAGTATGCATTTACTCTGTTATGTCTAGTTCTAATTGCTGGATTAGCTAGTGGAACTTCTGATCTAAACTTTAGGCTAGTAATGTTAGATAGATATTTTCTAATGATGTCATAATCTGACTGAATGTTTCTAGTATCTTTATGCTTACCAGCAGCATCTCCATGAATAACTATCTCATACTCACCGTTAAAATACCCTTTGCCGTTCCATTCGTCCATTGCATCAGCAGTTCTAGCAGAAAGTAAAACTACCTCGTCAAAGATGTGAAAAGTGTCATTATAGTATTGCATAGCAACTGATGACATTGGCTTACCTTCACCAATGTTAAAGTCAAACGATAGTATGATAGGGTATTTCTTGTTTATCTCATAAGGCTTATTGATTAAGTTTCTACTTGATTCATAAGCATAATACACTCTTGATTTGTCTAGCTCTACCCACTCACCATAAATCATGCGTCTAGCCATCTTAGGATCAAGGTCTAGCTTTAGCTGCTCTATGTATTCCTTTGGCAGAAAAGGATTATCCTCAGTTCTGGATAGAAATATGTGTTTAGTCTTAGACTCTTTAACAAAGAAATAATCATACCAGTGAGATGATGGTGAGTCTGGATTAGTACAGCTTACTATCCACTTCTCTTTAATGTGTGGCAAGCGTCCAACACGCATCTTAATCTCTGTGTATGCTTGTATATCATCACCAGTATTTTCTATGATCTCCTCAAAGATAGCAGCAGAAAGATCAACTGACCTTACCTTTACATATCTCTTATCAGCCCACGATAGAGAAATAATCTCAGATCCGTTTGAGAATTTAATCACTCCTAGAGTTGTATTTACACTGTAGTCTTTGCCTTCTTTTAAGTCTTGTCCGATGTGTTCTAGTATCTTTAAAAAGATAGTTCTCTTAATATCTGGTAAAGCTCTCCTGCAAATTGCTAGCCTTGCATTTGGATTAAATAAGCAGTGAGTTACTGCTAAGTGAGCAGCTACTGTAGACTTAGCAGATCCAACAGATCCGCTTAACAAAATCTCATGCGTACCTAGTGAATAATCGTAGTGCTTTCGAATGTCTTTGATGAGTTTAAACTGATACTCAATGTGTGGATAGAATTGTGATATACTCGGTGTAGAGCTATCCATTTATTCTGCCTCAGATTCTTCCTTTTTGTTTTCTAATGAGTATAATAGCTTAAGTGTGCTATCTGCATTTACTTCTGCTCTTACATTATCTGACTGTCCTAGTAGGTTTTTGCCCAAGAAAATAAGCATAGAGACATTGCCCTTCATGGCTACTTCTAGTTGCTTACCCATTAGTTTTAACTTAACACCTTCTAGCTTTTCTTGCTTTATCTGTTCAAAGGTTTTCTTGTACTCTTTTGTCACCCATCTTTGCAAAGTTGACTGACTGCACTTTAAAACTTCACAAGCTGATGCATAAGTAACAAATGGAATGCCCATTACAGCCTCGAATGTGTCCTTATCTATTTCTACTATAGGTCTACCCATTTTAGCCATCTATTACCTCTTTACAGTGTGGACATATTTTTACAGATTTAATCTTGTTTCTGCTTAATTCTTCATCAGTTTTCTTTTCAAAGAAATCTATTTTAAAGTTTGGTATTAGCATTTTCTTAATTTCAAAAGGGCCAAGATCTACAATGTCTTGATTTATAGATGCAAAATCTAACTCTGATTCTAGTGTTGCAGCGTTGTCTGCTTGGCAAAAAGTGTAAAGATCCTCTTCTGTTTTAAAAGATTGATACTCAACAGGATACTTTTTTATCTCTGCTTTTATTGCTGCTAGCCTTCTGCCGTGTCCTGCTGCAATTACTTTTCTTTCTTTATCTACAATTATGGCTTTTCTTATGCCGTGATATTCAAAAGATTCTGCTAGTCTGTCTATTTGAGTTTGTGGGTGTTTATTTCTATTTTTCTTGTAAGGTTTTAATAGCTTTGGATCTGCTAACTCATCATATTTACAATGTATTTCTATTTCTGCCACTGGCTACCTCACTAAGGTTAGTTAATAGTGGATACAGTTTTTATGCTTATGTCAAAAAAAAAAGAGCAGTTTATTCTGCTCTTGAGCATAATCTAAAAGATTAAATGCCGTTTTTGCTACAAAATCGTATTGAATTTGTAGCAACTTTTTTTATGCTACCAGCTATTAGACTGATAGCAAGTCTAGTATCTAACTTATTTCTTCATTACTTTTTTAATTTTCTTACCAGCTTTTTTCTTAGCCATTTTTATTACTCCTGTTTGTGGCCTTATAATTAAGGCAATGAACTAGAGTATGGATTAAGGTCTTGGTGTGTCAATATATTATTGAAACTTTGAGCAATCTTCAATAGTTAGCCTGTATCTTGGCCCGTTTTCAAATTCTATTAGTGCAAGGTCTTCTGATAAGATTGTTAGGTATGGTTTATTGCCATTATCGTCTTCTATGCAATCAAAGATTTCACAGATTAGTTTTATAAGTCTAGCTGTAGTTATTTCTTCATCATTGTTAGTTGCTTTTTTTGTACTCAAGATCAGCTCCATTTAAAAAGTAAGGCTACCCTCTGTTTGGATTGTATCTTTTGAAATTACAAAATGAATATATGATTTTTCAGAATCTAGACCTATCACCTTCTGACAGTTACCTGAAACAAAGTGACTATCGTCAATGCCTATAAGATCAGCAAGGCCATCAAGTGCTGGCTTAAGTCTGTTGTTAGCATCTATCTTCTTTAGTGTATTTTTCTTTGTAATGAGTTTTGATCTTGGGAATATAAAGTAAGCATCTACTCTAAGGCTGTGACCACTATCTACTATTTCTTTTAAGAGCTTAAATTCTTCTTTCTGATTACATCTATATATATAGTGATTAACTTGGTTATTAAATAGTCTAGCTTGCTTTGTCTTAATCATGCGTCCACGAAAGACAGCGTGGCACTGATTTACTGTGGGTGGCATTGGGAAGTTTTTTATTAGTATCATTTTGAAATAGTTTCATATCAATTTGATACAGTCTTTATTTATTTTCGTATCATTATGAGAATCTACTTTGTTTATGTTTACTTTTTTCGTTAACATTGATATTCTATGTATGTAAACAAGATGATAAGGAGATAAAAATGAGCAACTTAAAAGAGATGTTAAAACTAGAAAAGAAGGCATTGACACAAGTTAGAAAATTTAGATCGGTAAGAAATAAAGAAAGCCAAACAGCAGAGAACGCAAGATCAGAACTAAGACAAATAATTGAGAAAATGAATAGTAACCCAGCATTAAACGAATACTTACAGCTCAGAGGATACGGAGCTGGTGAGATGGATTATCAAGACTGGTTAGCTTAATAAAAACAAAACGGAGGATAGGATGAGATTACAATTTGAAACTGTTATTTGCTCAAGATGCTATGGATCAGGCAAATACTCTTACTGTGAGGCTTATGGTGACACTTGCTTTAAATGTAGAGGATCAGGCAAGGCTCTTTCAAAACGAGGGCTAAAGGCTAAAGAGTTTATGAATGACTTGCTAACTATAGGTGTGTCTGTACTGAATGCAGGAGATAAAGTTGTAATTAGTGGATACGCTGGTACAGTTGTGTCAATAGGAGTTAGTGATAGCAAATATAAATCTGGAGATGAATGGCTAAATTATACATCAGTGGTGCTAAATCGTGGCAACAGAGAAGTAACACTTAGCGTATTCCCTTACTCTACGGCTACACTAAGAATTATAACCAAAGAGCAAATAAAAAAGGTAATGGATTTTCAAGATAGTTTAACCAAACAAGGTAAGACAAAAAAACGGAGGATAAGATGAAAAAGAAAATAAACAAACGAAAAGAGATTTTAATAAGTCTTGATGAAAGAGATTTTGAACTAATTGAGATGGCGCTAGGCTTGTTAGCCGATAAAGCAGATAATAGTGTTGTGCTTATTGGTAGACTTAACAAATTTGTCAGTAAATTATCATTAGCTTTATTGAAAGAAACAAACAGGAGTAACAAATGATTAAAGAAGTAAAAAAGAAAAATCCATACACTAAAAGAAATGTCTTAGCCATTAGAGTTGATGACGAGGAGTTAGAGTTTATAAAGAAACAGGCCAAAGATAACAAAACTACCGTTGCTAAGTATCTAAGGTGGGTGGCTCTTAATCCGGGCCTATTTCAACTCTAGAACATTATGTCTTCATCAGTATTAAAAGCAGGTGGAGGGCCAAAGAGGTTTTGTTCAGGGCTTTGCTGTTGTCTTGGTGGAGCCTCTTTGTAGTCTGGACGCTTATCACCTTGCTGTTTGTAATTGTTAACAAAGAAAGTGCGCCATCTATTACCATCTTTAAGTGATAAGAACTGTTGACCTGACTTTGTTTGCTTAATCCAAATTGCACCAAGCTCTGGTTTGTTATTTTGCATCTTAATCTCCTAGCTAATTACTATTGCTGTTATACCTACAACAATCATTAAACCTATAAACTCCTCAAAATCTAAACTAAAGAAGGCTACTGCTACTAAGAATAATCCTAACATTTACTTACCTATAAATCTTGTTACTGCTGTTTTAGTCTTATCAACTAGCAATACTGTTAAGTAAGCAACACCTACTAAAATCGGAATGACTACTATTATTATAGATAGGCTGTGTAACATCTCTAGAATAATTACTCTATTGTCATGCATAGTGTTATCCTATTAGGCCTTTGGAGCGTAGTTTTTTACAGGCCTTTGATTTTGTACACCTTGACCACTTGCGCTTGCGAGCGGCGCGTTCTTGTTTGAATTTGAGGCCATTGGCTGACTTTGCTGATGTGTAATGCCTTGACTTACTGTGTTACCATCATCATCAACTTGTGACACACCTGCTAACGCGCTTAGTTGCATTCTTCGGTAGTAGGTTACTGCTGCAGCCACTTTCTGCGGATCTTGGCTGTTACCGCAAAGCACTTGCATAGCTCCGCTTGTAATAAATCCACCAGATGAATGTACAATCACAGTCTCGATAAAATTAACTTGCTCATTCTTTTCTATCGTCTCTTGATCTGTTTTCTTAACCGTAGCCACTGCAGACTGAGCTGTATAAACTCGCTGATAATACGCTAATCCATTCTCAGTAAAAGCAGCTTTAATAGCGTCCATTACACTAGCAAGGTCTGCGTACTTGCTCTTAAAAAATGGATTATCAGAATCTTTTACTGCTCCTACAATCTTGCTCTGAGCTTTAGCTAGTGCCTTAAAGATTTCTACTTGATTTTGTTTAGTTTCTTCAGTTCCTTCTCGCATTGTGCACCCCATAATGTTCTTGCCATGTTATTTATTTTCTTTTGCTCAGTACCAATAGCATACATAGCTAAAATTACAAACTGTTCTTTGGTTAATCCCTCTGTGCTAATCATGTTCATTACTCTGATCTTTTCACGATTAGCAAACTCTAAATCTGCAGCCTCTTCTCTGTGCCGATGCAAAGCCTCTGCAGTCTCAGGAGTCTTGTCGTGTTGATAATGTTCAAACTCCTTTTTCATAAAATTAAAAGCCTACCATCAGGGTGTGTAATTTTTACCTGCTTAGTTTCATAATCAAGACTCATCTCTGCTTTATCACCCCAGTAAGTTTTTAAAACATCATACATCAAATCTTCATACTCACCCATCGCAAGACCCGAATCTGCTATTGACTTCCAAACACCAACTTGGCTTTTAAAAATATCCATACTCGCTACTTCTTTAGCATCAAGCTCTTTTAATTCTTTTATCGTTTCTTCGTAAAAACTAGGTTTCTCTTGGTTTTTGCTTAACTTCAACATAAAGCCCTCGTTCTTTTATTTTCGTAATCTCAGGATAGTAATCTACATCAAGAATAAACTTTTTGTTAAATCTATTTTTCATACTGCGAATAAAATACATACCGCCATCTTCGTAGAAATTTAATACACTTGATGCTGGCTGCATAGAACGCTTGCTAGACTTAACCTGACCTTCGTCATCGGCTTGGTATAAAATTATTACATGGCTGTTAGTTTGCTTTGACAAGTCCTCTAATCGAACAATGGTCTTAAGCATTGACTTCCACTCTTCGTCGCCTGAGCTAGTAGTTATCTTTTGGTCATAGTCTACGATAATAAAATTCTGTAGCTCATAACTTTGATGCTCTCGTATCAGAGCACAAATGTCGTTTATGTCCATAGCTCTGCCATCAGTCACAGTGATGTTTTTAAAAGCAGGTGAGTTAATGGCATTTTTTAAATCTAAAAGTTTATTTGTGTAGTTACCATAAACCCAGTCGTAAGAACTAATCTGACAAGTATGCTGTAAAAACATCGAAGTAAAATCATCAAGTGACATCTCCATGTTGATGTAAATTACATTCAAAGTCTTTGCAGCAGAGTGAGCTAGATTAACTGCTAGCTTTGTCTTACCAAAACCTGAGATGGCTCCGAGTAAAGTTATTCTGCCTGGATTAAATCCGCCAATGCACTGAGAAAGTATCGGGTAATCTTCTAAACTAACTAAGCTCTTGCCTTCTTTAATTCTCTGCTCGTTACTTGCTATTGCTGTTGCACAGACATCACTTAGTCTGTAAGCCTCTTGTGTAGTAATTTTGTTGGTTAAGTATTCTTGAATTATCTCATCACCAAACTCTGGCTTTGATATGATTCTATTGCCAATGTCTTGAAGTCTGTAAAAGTTTAAATTTGTTTTATATACTTCTGCAAACCTACCAAGATCCAAAGTTAAATCTAAGTGTTTAATTTCGTAATCCTTAACTTTATCGAATAGCATAAACTTAACGAAGTCATGGCCTTTGGTTTTATCTAAGAAAACTATTTCTCGCATTACCTCTCTAGCATCACAGTATGGCCATTGCTCAGGATTTACTTTTGCAGTAACGAAAAACTCTTTATTGCTTTTCGAGATTAGATAAAGTTTTGCGATTGATTTTAAAAAATCTAAAAACTCAGTCTTTTCTAATCTCATTGATTACCCCAATTTCTTTTTTTATAGCTACTGCTACATAGTCTGATAAACTTAAGCCATCAAGTTTTATTGCAGTCTTGTTGTTTATTATTTTGTTAATAAACTCCCTTAATTCTTCTTTACTAGAAAATCTATCAAGCATCTGACTTGGGTATCTAAGTCTTTTGTGTAGATTCTTAACATTGGCTATGTTTATATTTTTTAAATACTCTTGCATCTCTAACCAGTCTTTATCGTATAAAGCATTAAACTTATTTGACGCACTGTTAGTAATATCCTTTACCTTTACCTCTTCCTTATCCTTATCCTTATCCTTATCCTTATCCTCTTCCTTGTCCTTGTCCTTATCCTTAGCACCTAGCAAGGGGCTAGCTAGGTGCAAGCTAACACCTAACTTTTGTAGCCTTTTAATAATAGAAGAATGTACTCTATTTGCTTGATTTAAATTGGAATACTGGAATTTAATGAAATCAGTGACAATTATTTTATCACTATGCATTATTATTTTATCACTAAAATGAGATTTTATATCATCAAGCGTTATATTATCACCGATTTGATAACTCATTAGGCCTAAATTAATATCCCACACCCCAGCATAGTCGCATTTGTCGCAAAGATAAAACCAAGCGCACTTCATTTTTGGCGGCAAAGCGCAAAACCATCCCTTATCCCACTTGTCTGTTTCAGTGAATCTCTTAGCCACAATACCCCCGTAATTTAAAATTTTAGCCACCACTACTCAAGCAGATAATTAGTGTCTATACTGTTGACTCTTTTTGTAATTATTTCATTTGTCTTTTCTGCTAACTCTTTTAACAGTGTAAAACTTACATACTCATCAGGTAAGTAGTCGAATATAAACCCAAGCTCGCTAGGGCTAATCTTTATATCTTTTATCAGCTTGCTCTTGAACGAATCTGCATACTCCATAACAAAAAAATCCTAGTAAAAATAATAAAGTGAAAAAGTCTGTGAAACTAAAGTAAGTGTAGTGCGGAATGTTTGAGCAATACTCAGTAACATATTGGTATTGCTTCATATAATTGCACTGGCTGGAATATACTTTCTAGCCTCCCGACCTACTTTAATCCTACTTCTCTTACACTTACTACAACAGGATTCTCTATTCATGTATGGATTAAATAAAACACCGCAGTCAACACACTTACACTGTCTACAAGCCTTACATACTCCTGATCTATGTGATGTCTCAGCCTTACACTTAGAACATTTTTCATGCCAAACTTTACTCATACCAGCTCCTTCTTATCGTGTAAAAAACAAATAAGTTCAGACCTACTTCTTAAATTAAACTTCTTATAAACAGATGTCAGATATTGCTTGACGCACTTTTCAGAAATCCCAAGTATTTTAGCTATCTCTTTATTTGGCTTTGCTTTTAACACCTCAACACAGACATCAATCTGTCTTTTAGTAATTCTATTTTCTAGTAAAAATACATATTGTGCTCTACTCAGATTCGATTTCATATAACTTCTCTCTTATGTGTTCTAATATGGCATCAACTAGCTCATCACGCTTTTTATGCTGACTCATTAGTGCTTTTATCTCGTTACTAAAACCATACTTTAAATTACTTCTAATGTAGTTTTTTAAATCATCAATAGCAAACTTATATTTATGTCCATAATATGCAAGCTCAAAACTTTCTCTTTCTTCTGGAAGGCTAAAAGTTAACGAGACTGTTTGAGTTGTTTTGTTGTCCACTAACAGCACCCTGCATCTGGAAACGCCACTGCCTGTTTTTCATAATTAACATTTTCAAAAACAAAATCAGGTTCTTTATCTAAAGACATTTTCATTGGCTCTCCAATGAGGCCGCCACATTTTAAACAATTTGATTCAGTCATCTGTGTCCCCACAGCACCTCTACAATGTGGCAAATTGTAATACAAACTACACATATTGTTAAAAACTTATATCCGTCACTCATCCGTCCTGCCTTTC